TCAGTAGGAATGAATACAGACCCAGTTCCCTTGTTCAGTTCAGGGAATCCTAGTTTTACCAGTTCACTACTGCCACGTTCCAGTACACACAGAGGTGCAGTGATTTCAGAGAAGTCTTTCTCTATGTCCTTCATACATGTGATGTACTCAGACTTAGTAAGTTCTGCATATGCATCAGTCAACTCACGTCTTTCTGCAGGACCATGATGCATGCAATACTCAGTTAACTCAGTCAGATAGTTCTTGAGAACCATAGGCATGTCGTCACGTTTCTGAATTGCCGCTAGAACTTTCCGATAGTATGCATTGAATCCCAGTTTGACACCAGCAATCCCATCAAAGTCCTGAGGTTTCATCGGACATGACTTTTTCTTTTTACCTGATGGTGAGGCATTTGGTTTTCCTAGAGCAGTTGTGGTGATCCATCCATGCTTATCACTATCAAAAGTTACCTCAATCTTGGTGACATAGTTCTCCCCCTTCAAGGGTTTGACATGTACTGGAGTCCCCTTTCTTATTGTTGCTATTTTGCGTGTGCTCTTATACCCATCATACACAGGGATGTCTTTCTTTGCATTGACCTCAAACCCTGTTGCATAGTGACGTTTATAGTCAGCCCACGCCTCTTTGATACTTCGTGCCATTAAAAAAGGAGGGGATTACCCTCCTATTTATTACTCAGTTGGTGCTTTAGATGGAACCATTGGATCTCGTGACCTATTTTTAATGACGATGAAGGCATCTTTGTTGTACTTACGGGTGCCTTTCTTAGGTGCCCACTTAGTGCCAGCACCATCAATCATATAGACTGACGTGCCACCAACCTCCACAACCACATCATCGTAGGAATCCCATCCGAGGTTTGCGATGGTATCTTTAATATCATCGTGAATCTTTTTCATCAGAGCAGTAGATTGTCGTGATGAAAGCAGTGTGTCTTCAGTCATTTTTCACATCCTTGTTGTTAACGTACCAAGTATCGGGGTTTGTCTTACGGATAACAATGTAACCGTCATCTTTGTCAGGAACATCATGATGCGTAACTACCTCATACTCAACCTTACTCAGGTCCCATCCAAGGTGTTCCATAGCATCATTTAATTCAAGAACTAATAACAAACTTTTACTTAACCTCCTTCCTTTATACTTAGAGTCGGAATTTGAGAACGATCTTGGCATTGATCAGGGGTAGCGGAGTTCCAGTGACGGATTACTCCACTAATAATAAAACAGTTGGTGACAAGATAACTGACAAAAATGATACTGCGAACTGCAGTAATGTAGTTGTCATAGGGTTCAGTCTTATCATCTGAATAACTCCCTAAGGCGTATTTCCAAATCTTAAATATCACCTGCCTTGCGATGTTCCGAGTGCTCAACTGTAAACTCACCAGTCGGATAACGAGCAGCAAGTTTGATGGTGTTCAGATAGATCACGTCATCAAGACGGACGTTCAATGCCATCGCTGCCTGAGCAACATACCACATGATGTCACCCAGTTCTTTCTGAAGGTGTTCTTTGTTCGCTTCATCCCAGGGTTTTCCTTGGAACTTGATCTTCTTTACGATCTCCATAAACTCACCTGCCTCCGCAACAAGACCACTTGCAGCAGTATCAAGTCGGGCAAGATTACAACCAGCAGCAACCAACTCCTCAATACGTTCCTTGTAATCAGAAGTCGTTTGTGAATGACGTGAAGTTGTTTGATCAACAAACTCCATGTACTTGTCAAGATCCACTTCAAACTTCTCGATCTTTTTCTTCTTACGCTTTTCTGCCGTCTTCTCCTTGATCCGTTCCTTAGTTTTATATGCGTCTTTAACTCGGTCGTCGTTAGCAACGTCATCTGCACTCTCGTAAGTAGCATCGCGAATATCTTGTGCATCCGCTGCCATGTTCTCAACTTTGTCCTGCGTCTTAGACGAGAACTGTTCTGCCTTCTTCGCCATTTCATCATTAGAGTTGGCATCATTAGTAAAATTACTGTTCATACTTTTAGTTCAGCGAAAGATTTCTTGATAGGCATGTCCACAACTTCTTGACCAGAGTCAACAATATTTTGTTGTGCTTGATCACAATCATACAACCTCATCTTCGCTCTGTCAATGCCTAGGACAAAACGTTTGTTCATAGTGGGGTCGTTATATCTATTCTTCAACTGCTTGACCATGATTTGATTCAAGTTCTCCATCTCTTCTGTTGAGATAAGAGCGAACATGATGTCAGCAGTTGCAGGAAGACCGAAGGATTCACTGGTATCAGTCAACTCAACATCAGAGTTCCCGTAACCAGATCTTGTAGTTTGAGTAGCACTAACGATAGGCACGTTGAACTCACCAGCAAGACCACGGAGTTCTTCAGCGATTGATTTAACATAGGTGTACGAGTTAACGATGTTCCCCTTATAACGAGAGGATGCACAAATGTTCAGGTAATCTACAAAGATAATGTGAGGTTTGAATCCCTTCTTCAATGATAACTCATTCAACAATGACTTGAAGTGGTTAGCATTTGCCGATGCAGTTGGGTATTCCTTGATGATAAGTTTACCCTGTGTCTTCTGATTAAGTACATCGATCTTGTTCTGATACTTCTGTCTTGAGAACAGAGGATCACTCAGTGTTTGGATGTTTGTGTCGAGAAGGTTTGCGTCAATTCGTTCAGCAATCTTCTCCTCTGCCATTTCACATGTAATGTAGAGAACGTTGAGCCCTTGCAAGAGGCAGGCACCAGCGACATGGCACATGAATAAAGACTTCCCGACGCCCGTACCAGCAAGAGCGATGTTGAGAGTTTTATTAGAGAGACCACCTTTTGTGATCTTGTTGAAATATTCGAGATCGAAGGGAATCTTTTCTTCCTTTCTGTGATAGTAGTCATACCTGTCGTTCGAGTCCAGTAAGTAGTCGTGTCCAACATGATCATCAAAACAAACTCCAAGTGCTTCCGACATGATAGAAGGGATAGCATCCTTAGAGCGTGTCTTGTCTTGTCCATCCGCAATCTTGATACTCTCCATGAGAGCGAGATAGATCGCACGTTCTTTACACCATTTCTCTGTAGTATCATACAACCATTCTTTGTTGTATTGATCCTTGTCCAGGTTACCCAGGAAAGAAATGATTTCTTTGTAGGTTGATTCGTTTACATCTTGACGTTTGTCAATGCCGATTGCAATCGCAGTTGCCTCTGGCAAACCCTCATATTTATCAACGTAAGTAGAGATTTCGTCGAAAATAACTTTTAATGTGTAGTCTTCAAAATATTCTTGTTTGATGAAAGGCAATACCTTTCTACAGTATTCCTCATCAAGTATGAGTTTACTGAGGACAATCGTATCAATTTGCATTAACGTAATGGAGATAGGTACCGACGATATACTTGTCATTACTGACTGGTTTCTCACCAGCATGGGGGTACATCCATGTCGGTGGGAACAATAAACAACTACCTTGCTTTGGTTTTACTGAGTAATCCAAGTGTGTGAAGGTTGTTTCTCCTCCCTCTTCCACATCGTTCAGATAGAAGAAGAGAACAAGGAAGCGACGAGCACTATCATGATCGCCTATATCTACATGATTGTCAAATCTGTCAATACCATTAGCAGCATAGTGCTTGAGACGGATCTGTTCAATAGTATTCCTGGGAGGGAACCTCTCACGTAGATCTAGTTCAAGCATGTACCTTTCAGATGCATACTTGATTGCCAGAATCAGTTCATTGTGGATCTTCATCCACTCCTGTTTCTTATGCTTCTCTGCTTCCAGAGTGATGTTGATCATGTTGAACGATGGACGACCGTCTTGGTCCCACCGTTCTGCTTCTGTCTCAGTTGCAACTTTGATTGCATTGCGACAGACGTTAGGATCAAGGACATCATCATAGACTTTGATGTAATCCTTAAGATCCATATCCAAACTCCTTACGTGCTGCTTCTTCCAGTTGTGCCATTATTTCTTCTGTGAAATACTTCTCAGGAGAGGCAAGAACCACAGAAGGAAAAGCGGAAGATTCACCAAATACAACGCGATTCCCCTTCCTTGGGATGATTCCATGCTTCTCACCCAGTTCCAGTAATCCATAATACCTGTCCAGTCCACGTTCGTCGTAGTAAAGACGTGTTGTAACAAGAGAATTCTCCTTAGTTAATCGAGATTTTTGTGCTCTACATTTGATAAGGTTACCAATGACTTCCTTGCCATCTTTCTCTTTAGATTTAGACAGGAAGATGATGTTAGAAGCAGCGTACTTAAGTCCACTACCACCACCCATCTCTTTAGTAGGCACGTATGCACCCACCACATCATATGTATGGTTGGTGACTAACAGAGGAACGTTTGCTTTACCCAATTTAAGAGTAAGCACACGGAAGATAGACTTGACCACCTGTGCACGGGTCATGTCACGGGTCTCTTTGCCTGCCTCGGAGTCCTCAATCTCCTTAGTGGTAGACAACATACCCAGAGAGTCCAACACAAACATC